CCAGTCTAATTAAATCAAAAGAAGAATTAAGATCTTTTCAAAGATTCTTTGGTCAGAAAAGAGATTTAAGAAACACAATTATTAATACCATGCAAGATTTATCTACGCTTACAGCTAAAGATGAGTTTTATAATAATCTAGTAAAAGAATCCGATGAGTTAATTAAAAATGGTGAAAGAAGTATTTTATATCCAACACGTCAACAAGCGGTTGTTAATCAACCTTTTCAAAAAATTATAACAGATAAAAGAGGTTTAAATATTAAATCACCTTTAGGTGAGCAAGCATATACAAATCCTGTTAATGGTTACTTTACATCGCAGGAAATGGCCGATGCATTAAAGTTTAGTGAAAAATTATTATTTGATAATCTTGCAAAAGATGCTGCGTATCAAACATTATTCTTGATACCAAAAGGATTAACACAAATATCTAAAACTATCTTAGGTCCTTTTACACACAGTAGAAACTTTATAACTGCGTCTCAGTTTGCATTGGGTACAGGTAATTTATTTAAAGATCCTAGAAAAATAGTCAGTAATTTTAAACAAGCTTTCAATACAATTCAACCACAATTATTGTACAGAAACACACCAGAAGGACAAAGATTATATAAATTTTTATTAGAAGAACAAGTAGTAAGTTCATCTGCAAGTGCAAGGGATATAGCAGGTTTGTTAGATGATATTGGTAAAGGTGGTGACGTTTACATGAGATTGTTTGGTAAGTTTGGTCAAGCGATGAAAAAAATTTATAATGTTGCAGGTGATGTGTATGTTGCAGAAGATGATATCTGGAAAACATATAATTTTTTATCTGAGTTTGATACTTACAAAAATGCATACAAGTCTGGTTTAGATAAAGGTTTGATTAAAAAAATGCCTAACGATTTAGATATTATGAAAGAGGCAGCAAACATTGTAAGAAATACAGTTCCAAACTACAACTATGTAGGTGAGTTTGTACAAGCGTTTAGAAGATTACCATTAGGTAACTTCATGTCTTTCCCTGCAGAAATAGTTAGAACAGCAGGAAACATAATGCATTTAGGTATGAAAGAAGCAAAAAATCCTGTGCTTAGAGCGCAAGGAGTAAAAAGACTAGCTTCTTTTGGTGCAACAATTGCAGCTTTACCAACTGTTGCAAGTGCTGTTGTAAAAGGATTGTATGGAGTTGGATCTGCTACGGTTGCTGCAGTTAGAGAATTTTTACCAAGCTTCTCTGAAGACTCAACTTTGTTTGTATACAAAGATGAAAATGGAGAGGTGATTGAATAATGCCACTATACCAAGGAGACTGCATGGAAGCCATGCGTAGA